CTCTATCGGTTGTCCTCCGGCTTATCTTCTTGACCTGGGGATGAACCACATCGGATTGAATCAAAGTACACCGACAAAAGAATACATATTCTAATTAAGCAGCAGTAACAGAAGTAGAACAATTAAAAGAAGAAGAAAATGAAAACAATTAAAATTATTCACTATCCCGAAGGAGGGAACAAAACGACTGAAATATTTGAAGCCGAAAAAGTAAAGGTAGTCGAGGGCTATATGCATGAACTTCTAACCGAAGGGAATATATCTGTATTGTATGAAGAAAATAGAACCTTTGGATCAAGGATGAACTTAGAGAAACCTAATATGTATTGGATAGTTGTCCTTTATTTGGATGGCGAAATGATGCTTGCAGGTTTAAATTCTGAGGTTTATATTATGGTTGACGGGAAAACCGTTGCGTCTTATAAATCTGTTATAATTGATTAAGTAAAACACTGCTGCTTAATTTTAAAACATGAAGTTAAAAACAATCATATTATACCCTACTAATTGGCAGTTAGATGTATGGATTGGAACACAATCTATGGCAGAGTGTTTTCATAAGAGATATGGTGCATCTACTGAGTATTATACAAATCAGATGATCGACAACGAGATAGGAACTTGTGGGCAGATAAACTCAACTGCGAAATCAGAATTAAAGGGAAGATATCAAATTGTTGTAACTTTACATCACTTTGATTTGGATGTACTTGTTCATGAGTTATCTCATGCGTTTGACAGGTTATGCAAATCAGTGAAACTTGAAAATGATTCAACTGAATGGAAGGCTTGCATGATTGAATATATGTTTAAAGAGTGTCGAAAGAAAAAAGATTATAAGACCTATATTCCATGAAATACGATCTCATTATAGTATCTGCATCAAAAGACGCGTCACTACGAAAGATGACGCAGGATGCTATTGATTCGTGCCTAGCTGACGGGGCCGACGTTAATGTTATTCTTGTCGAAACTCATCAGGTCTTTGAGTATAAGAACGTAGATAAGACAGTGTTTTTTAACGGGGAGTTCAATTACAATCATTGCCTGAACTTAGGACTGAAACACCGCAAGGGCGACGTTCAGATTCTTGCAAACAATGACATTATCTTTCAGCCTGGGTGGTCATCTATTGGATACACTATGCGTGAGTATGGATACTTATCTACTTCAGCACTCTCAAACCATCCACGGCAGAAGCTCTTTAAACGTGGTGACTATGCTTATGAAGGTTATGATATTTGCCTTTATGTAACCGGCTGGTGCCTGTTTGTGAGTTCGAAGGTTTGGGATATTATCGGCCCGCTGGATGAAACCTATCGGTTTTGGTATTCGGACGATGCTTACGTGGCTCAACTGAAACGTAAGGGGATAAAACACTACCTGATATGCAATGTAGTTGTGAATCATTATATCTCACGGACGTTAATGAAAACAGATCGTGCAACACGAGTAAAACTAACAAATGCCGAAAGAAAAACCATACAAGGGAAAAATCGCCGCAATCTACAAAAGAAACTATGAGGACATTGGGATGTTCTATTTTGTAGAGGCTCAGAGGTTATTGTTGCCTTCGCTGACAATTGAAAAGGCAATAGATAACTTTTATCGGTTCATTGGTGAGACTGACTTTAATCATGATTCAGTTTATACGACTTATTTGAGGATGAAAAAAGAGTTTTACAATGAGGCTTCCGAAAAGAATTGCTGACATAATCAAACGAAAGGATGACTTCATCACCGCGCGTGAGGCCAGTCTGAATAAAAGCGTTGTCCGACTTCAGAATATGCTTATTTCGAAGCTGACCCGTGAAATTATCCCCATGTTGGATACTGCAAACGGAAGGATTAAAAACACACTCCGCAATTACCAGCTTTTGCAGTCACTTGACCGCGTGTATAAAGACTTCTCCACAACTCAAAGACTTGCCTTCGTATCTGAGATAGGCGATACAGCTCGCGGTCTGACGACACTCAACAAGCAGTTCTTCACTGTGACAATGGGTGCATCACTCCCGGCAACGTTTGGGCGGATCCTGGCAGCAACAGAAAAGAAGATGCTCATGGCAATAGGTGTTCAGGGAGGAAAGATATTAAACGGTGGCTTTCTTGACAGCCTATCTGCAAATACTGAATTACTCACACAGATCAAAAATCTCATGGCACAGTCTGTCACGGCTCAGGTGCGAACAAAGGACTTTATTGCAGGTATGAATGACCTGATAACCGGTTCAGGTGAAAAGATGGGAGGCATTGAAAGTCACTTGAATAGATTTGCACATGATTTGTATATGCAGTACGATTCAGCTTATTCAACCTCTTTGGCTGACGAAACTGGGATGAAATATTTTATTTATCTCGGAGGCAGGATTCAGGACAGCAGGGACTTTTGTGTCGCATTAGATGGCAAAGTCTGGTCACGTGCCGAAGCTGAGAAGTGGAGAGAGTGGACACCGGCAAAAGGCGTTTATCCTCCTGACTATAAGATTAAGCAGAAAGACAAGAATGCAGTTCCGTCGTATATTGCACAATTTGAGGGTTATCAGCCTTTAATTCATCGGGGTGGTTTTAATTGTAGGCACCATTTAGGGTGGATTTTAGAAGAACTCGCATACGAAATGCGGCCAGACTTGAAAAAAAATATTGAAAAATAGTTTGATATTAAAAATATTGCTTTATCTTTGACTTGCGTTTGTGTGAGAAATGCAAAAAAAGACATTAGGGTTATAACCTGAAGGGGCCGGTTCTCACACGATTGGCCCCTTTAAATTTATAATAAATGTTATGAAAAAACAAACAGTTGAAGTGAAGGAATTTAGTATTAATGAAGTACAAATTCCTATTGTTGGGATTTCTCCGCTTATTGTTCACAAGTTTAGTGAGAAGGCCCGTAAACAGATTGAGGAGAAACAGGCGGGTAAGGCTCAAAACAAGAAGCACGACATCCGTGATCCTCAGGCTGACTACGAAGGCGCGAAGCACATCTCGGCAGATGGATGGGATGGTTTTCCTGCGGCTGGTTTCAAAGCTGCAATGATTCGTGGCGCAAAGATTATCGGTATGGTTATGAAGGATGCAGGAATGTCATTCTTCGTAAAAGCAGACTGTGAAGAAACACAGCTTGTCAGGATTATAGGAGAGAGCCGGATGCGGACTGATATGGTGCGCGTTGGTATGGGATCCGCTGACGTACGCTACCGCCCGGAGTATCCTGAGTGGAGTGCAACTCTTACCATTGAGTTCAATGCTGGAATGATTTCACTTGACCAGGTATACCAGCTTGTAAAAGCTGCGGGGTACTCCTGTGGAATTGGTGAAATGAGACCAGAGAAAGGCAAGTTTGGTTATGGTCGTTTTAAACTGACGGAGGAAAAATAATGGAAGGCTATAAATGGAAGTTAGAAGGACTTGGCAAGGGTGTTGATGTCGCCCTTGTCGTCGAAGAGTTGACCCGTTTACAGAAAGTCAATAGAATATTAACGCCGGAAGTTGTTGTTCGTGCGGCAGAAGATAATAATTCTATATTGCACAAACTCTTTGAGTGGGATGACAACAAGGCCGCCTATAATTGGAGGTTGCAACAGGCCCGCACTATTCTGAATAATATTGAGGTGACTATAATAACTGACGGAGAACCGAGAGAGATAGCTGTTTTTGAGGTCACTACACGTTCGGAGGGATATAAGAGTGTTGATACCTTCACTAATGAGGATGTTGATTTCGTACGTGCCAGTATATTGAGGCAGCTCAATACTATGAAGAGCAAGCTGAAAACTTATAAGGAGTTTGATAAGGTTTTATTCTACATTGATAAAGCTATTGAGGTAGTTTGATTCGGCAGTTACGGATGGTTGGGAAAGGCGTGGCGGGATACGGTACGGTTAGGTAAGGCAAGGCAGTTGCGTTAAGGTCTGATTTGGTAAGGTTTGGTGAGGTAGGGCGAGATAAGGTTTGGCAGTTGAGGATTGGTGCGGTGAGGCATGGTACGGTACGGCGTGGCGAGGTCAGGTTTGGTGCGGTAGGGTCTGGTTTGGCAGTTGAGGCAAGGACAGGAGGGGTAAGTTCGGGGCTGGATAGGTTTGATCGGTTAAGGTACGGCAGTTACGTTTAGTTCCGGTTAGTTACGTAGTGGTGGGGTACGGGCTGTGAGGTA